GTGTTTTGGTTTAAGTATTTTTGATATAGTTTAAATATAAGTAATAGGGCAGGAATCGAACCTATGCTAAACGATCTGAAATTATCAGCGCTACCGTTCTTGGAACCAATCCTCGTTTATTTATTTGTTAGCAATACCCTATCACTTTCAGTTTGTCGTTCCATTTCTTCTTATTGTTAAGTTTAATTCTTGTGCAACGAAGTTTATATGTCTTGTCGTTGTGGCGCTCCAGTACCCCAGTACTTCTAATTCGTCCCCTTTAATGTTTGCTACGTGGGTAACGTACGAAATAACCTTACTACCTTCAATTTTTAAATTCTGTTTGTGTTTGCTTAATTTCATTGTGTTTGTTTTTGTGTTTGTTTGTTTTATAGTTCTGTAATTTCGTCAATTCGAGACATCACCTCGTCAATTGAGTATAATGCATCATCTTTAATGCTTTCAATCTCTTCCGACAACTCTGTAAACCTCTCTCCGTTTTCTGACTCTTGCCATTTCTCAGAACGCTCATCAAATTGTTCTTCGCGTTCATTTAAGATATCTTGGATTGTGCATTCCAGTTCCATTTTTAAATCGTCAATTTTGTTTAGTAGTTTTTCAATTTCTTTCCTTTTCATATCTTTTAGTTTTTGTTTGTTTTTTATTTGTTTGAATACGTTATTCTTATAACACTCCATTTCGTTCTGATAGTACTGGTTACTTGATTTTTCATAGTTTTTTGTTTTTGTTTGTTTCTTTGTTGCTTACAAATTATTAATTACTCTATCATAAATATCCTCTAAAGACTCGCCACCTAAAAATAAAAGTCCCCCTCTTAATATTGTTTGAGTCGGTTCGCCTTTCATGTGATCCTTAAATGGGTAAACCTCAACCGTAACATTGTTACTTTCCGTATTTACGTGTATTTCTGTAAACTCGTTAGGCTCTACGGTGAAGTTTCCATTTGATTCGTTTGATAATTGGTTAAAGTTTTTCATAGTTTTTTGTTTTTGTTTACACAAATATAAGTACTTATATTTAAACAACCAAATAAAATCAAAATTTTTTTGTATTTTTTTTTAACCAGTAACAACAAAAACTCTACTTTTTAGCTTTCCTGCCTATTTTAATTAGCGTATCGAAGCGCATATTCTTCTTATCGTTTATGTATCTTAACATTTGCAAGGGATGGATTCCCACCTCCTTAGCAAAGGATGTTGGTGACTGGTTTTTCTCCCTAAGATTTGTCTCTATCACTTTTCTAACCGCCTTGTCTAAATGTCTTAGGTCTTGAACTTTGTCTATTTTTATCATATTTAGTTTTTAAAACGGCAACTCCGAATCATCCTCTTGTTGTTCTACCGTATCGTTAATAATATCCTCTTTAAATGTTTTGGTTGTTTGTTTCTCAGCGAATTGTTCTGTATTATAGTTTTCTTTCTCTGTTTTCTCAACTTTCCATCCGTGAAGAGATAAAAAATATTTATCTTCTCCAGTTTTTGGATTGTTCCAACATCGTCCTCCAATATTAACATTTGCTATAATTGTTTCACCAACTTTTAACCCATTTAAAAGTTCACATTTGTCTTGCGTGAATTCTATTGGTATTCGTTGTGGATATTTATCATCCGTTTCCAATACTATTTCTCTCTTTGAGAATGCTTCACTAATTTGCACCGTTTCATTTAAAACGATAATTTTTCCTTTTACTGTTTCTATTTTGCTCATATTTATTTTATTTTAAAATTTAACTTTAATTCCTCCCAGTATTGGCGACATAATTTTACTCTTTGAATAATTTGTAGTTCCTTTTCTAAATCCCTTGTAAATTTTAGCGTCGTAACTCTTAAATCAATAGGTAGATATTCCCCTAAATGTAATTCGTCTGACTCCCAGCTAGGAATCAATTCTCTAGGTGTATCCATTAAGCAATAATCTAAATAAAACTCCTCTTTATTCCACAACATCATATATCCTCTACCTTGCCATTCATAATTTGTGCTTTGTGCATCTTCTGGCATCAAAGGAAAGGAAGATTTATTCCAAGGGCACTTCACATCTCTAATCTTGTTTCCAAACGCGACATCACACGTTCCTTGTATAAACCCATTTGAAATCATAATATCGTTTTTAACGTAGTCCTCCCCATATTTGTACGCTATTAAGCTAATTGCTTTTTCCTCCATTATATTTCCTTTCTCCAGTTTAGGACCTTCTATCACTGTTCTATATTCTAAATAGGTTTCTTTAAATGCGTTTTTTACATACGTCTTAGCACCTACCGACAATTCGTTTTTTTTAGGCGACGCCATTACATTTCCTAATGAGGAGCAACGAACTATAAATTCCCCTTTTTCGTTTAAATATCTATTTTTCATAATCTATTGTTTTATTGTTTTTGTTTATTTTTTCACATTCTTCTTGAATCACCGGATGCCATAATGGTCTAATCGGGTTTCCTGCTTTATAGTTATTGTGGGCCCATAATTTAAACTCTTTTTCTTCCTCTGTTGTTAATCCTCTAAATTCCATATTAAAATAATTTATTTGGTTCTTTTAATCGTGTTTCTTGTTCTGTTTGTAATTCTTCTAATTGTGTTTCTTGTAAAGGTGTTAATAAAAAAGTCACTCTCATAGTTTCAGCATCATATTTTCCCGCTTCAATTTGTTCTAATGCTTTTTTAAATCTATCCTCTGTTAATTTGCCTTTTGTATTTATTGTCGCTTTTTGTTTTTGTACTGGTGTAACTTTTTTTTCTGTGTCAGAGTCTTTGGTGTCGTCTATTAAAAATAAACCGTTTAAAGCGTACTTTCTGGCGTAACTAGAGGAACTTCCAAAGGACTGGGCTATATCCATTCCCTTTTTATCTGGGTTTATACCTGCTTGAGCAGATACCGATATATCATTTCCCTTCTCATTTCTTATCGTTGCTATCGCTTCCACAAAAACTAATCCGGCAACCTCCAAAATCACATCGGATATTGTCAAAGTACAATTATTCTTCTTTAATAGTGGCTTTAACGCTTCTAAGACATCTTCACAACTTCTGTACTTATACTTCCCGAAACTGTTAAACTGGTTCTTAGGTGCTTTTAATTCGCTTTGTATGTTTATTAATTCTTCCATCTTTTTATTTGTTTATTTGTTTGTTTATTTTATTCTTAACTGTTCCGCTCTCTGTTCGTTGTTATTGTGCAATATCATTCTTATATCATTATTAATAACACCCTTTTTAAAATCATCTTCAATTTTACACATATTAGCGGTCTCAACTATTTCAATCATCCAATTTTTTTGTGTTTTTTTATTGTCTGCTACCATCCATTCAAAATATTCTTTTGTATATCTTTCAGCATTACCAAATTTTATTTCTTTTACCCTAGTCAAAACCGTTGCGGTATTTTTGCAAGGATTAGAATCAAAATTGCTTTGCGCCTTTGCTAATTGCTTTTCGTGTCTTAAATACTGTTCTGATAATTGTGCTTTCATTGTGTTTGTTTTTGTTTGTTTTTGTTTGTTTGTTTTAAATTATGCCTTTATATTTTTCCAGTTTAACATTTTTGAATTAGTTACTACCTTATTAAATTTTGCTAATAAAAAAGCGTTGTTCTCATCCGTTCCATAAGAACAAGTCATATTGAAGTTAATAGGTAAACTTGTTTTTTCAGTATAGGCATTAACATCTGTGCCGTCCCAAATAGCAATATGACAATTATTCCAGTCGTTTTTTATTAAAACTATAGATTTTCCGTTTGAGATTACTGCTTTTAAAATTGTTGATTTGTTCATTTTGTTTGTTTTTGTTTGTTTGTTTATACAAATATAAGTACTTATAATTAATAAACAAATAAAATCTTACTTTTTTTTATTTTTTTTTGCTATTAAGATATAGATGCATACTACAACCCCCAGTACCCAACTAAAAATCACCGCTTCTATCATTATTTTTAATTTTACTTTTGTATTCCTAGATAATAATTAATATCTCCTAACAAGTTTAAATCCTGTTTTGTCAATTCTATTTTTCTTAAAAGACTTTTGTAAATTTTTAAAATCTCTTTGTCTGTATAAAGCAATTCTACTGGCATAATGTTTTTTTATTTGTTTTATTACTTAACTAATCCTCTTTCGAAATGTGCGGTATCACAAAGCCTTTCAAATTGCAGGCAAAAGGCTTTCACTACACTTTCTAACTCTTCCCAGTTATTAATAAAACTTGCGGCGCTTAGTGTTCTCCATACCGCTCCATCATTACCTTGCTTTGTTGGAGAAAAAGAACCAGTACTTCCAAAGTTCATTTCAACCGTTTTTGTGTTTGTTCTCCAACATTCTCGGACATAAAGATTAATTTCGCTTCCGAATACGGTATTCCTT